CCTCCTTTGCGTCTGACAACATCAATTATGAGGCTGCATATCATAATGGTGAGGCTGGCGTTATCAAATTTGTAATCAACCAAATACAACAAGCAGAAATACTATGACTAAACAGGTTAAAAAACGGGCTGTAAAGGCTACCGCAAAAGTCCTCGTGGCTGACAGCGGGAAGAAATTTCTTGATGAAAAAGGTTTTGACATGAACTGGCTTGATAAACTTGCGGAGCAGTACAAGTTTGATCAGTTTGATTATGTTGCAAAGTTCTGCGCTTTCCGTTGTTACAAGGATGGGAAGCACGTTGAGTGGATTGACGTTAATGTATTGGCGTTGTTAAATGGTAAGCGCAAAATAACTGAGATTCTTAATAAACATACCCCGGTAGATAAAAGCCGAGCTATTATTGAATTACCTTGGAGATAACAATGAGTGAAGAACAGGCCGCAGTAGAAGAAACAACCAGCGATACCCTGCTTGATCCATCAGCCCCTACACTATCAGAGGGCGAATACTTTCTTTCTGATGGTATTAAAGGAACTGGCGATGTGCCTGAGTGGTATATTGCTGACAAGTACAAATCTGTATCAGAGCAAGCAAAAGCCTATACCGAATTAGAAAAGAAATTCGGTGGATTCAAAGGATCACCTAAAGACGGTTATGCAAACCCGGATGGAGTAGAGCCAGATGATGCTCTATTAAATGAGTTGCTAGAGTTTGCGAACGAAACCAATATGTCACAAGATGCATTCGGAAAGGCATGGGAGTTATTGACCGCCCAGGAGCAAGCAGTTTCTGAAGTCGATCAGGAAAATGAACTGGCTAAACTTGGCGATAACGCGCAACAAAGAATCAAAACTGTCGAAGGGTTTATGAAAAATAATCTAGACCCTGATACCTATGAGCAAGCGCGTGATCTAGTAACTTCTGCTGAAAGTGTACAGCTTATTGAGATGTTGGTAAAAGCTACCGCGCCTACAAAACTCCCGATTGATGGTGGCGAAAGCCCTACCGGGATAACATGGACAGATATTGAAAATGAGATGTATAAGAAAGACGAGCATGGGCAAATGCTAAGAAGCGTTGATAAAGCGCATGAAGCAAAAATACAAAAGATGATGTTGGACTACGGCGGCACTGCGCCGCGCAATCGCGTCTACGGTTGATGTCAATAGGGTTGAAGGTGTATAATCAACGCACTGGATACCCTTTCTCTTAAAGGCCCGGTAAATTTAGGTTGAACGCTGACCAATTTACTGGGTACTCAGCTTAAACCTTAAAAAATATTTATTTTATTTACTCTATTTTTTGAGGAATCTATTATGAGTAAGACACTATCCGCAGTAGCGGTTACAGAATTTGACAGTATGGTCAAACACGCCTATCAGGGCATGGGCCTTCTGAAAAATGCTGCAACCCTCCGTAATAATGTAGTAGGTGATACCTACAAATTCCGCCGTATGGGCAAAGGTCTAGCTAACCAGAAGTCTACTTCTGACTTAGTAACGCCAATGGACGTAGCGCACGAGTTCAAAACTGCAACTCTCTCCAACTGGAACGCTCCAGAGTACACTGACATGTTTGATGCTCAGGACGTTAACTTTGATGAGAAGCAGGAACTGGCTAACACTATCGCTGGCGCACTTGGCCGCCGTTGTGACCAATTAGTAATTGATGCAATGGACGGTTCTACTCCATTGACTACTACTATTGGCAAAGACGTAGGTGGCGCTGACACTAACTTGAACATCGCTAAGGTTGTTAAGGCTCAAGTTGAGCTACGCGATCAGGGCGTTCCTAACACTGAGTTGTTTGCTGCTGTAAACGCTTTGGGTCTGGGCGGTCTTCTTAACGATGAGAAAGCAACTTCTGCTGATTATCAAACTATCAAAGCACTTGTTAACGGTGAGATCGACACTCTAGCAGGATTCAAGTTTATTATTCTTGAGTCACGCGATGAAGGTGGTCTGACTGTAGCTGCTAACGTAGTTGATTCTTGGTTCTTCCAGCGTCCTGCTGTTGGCCTAGCCATTGGTATCGACATGAAGACCGAAGTTGATTGGGTTGCCGAGCGTACTTCTTGGTTGTGTAACGGTATGCTGAAAGCTGGCTCTGTTGTGCGCGATGAAGGCGGTTTGGTTAAAGTTCAATATCGTCAAGATCAATAAGGAGTACTATCATGGCTTTCGCAAGATCAGGTTTATGCCGCTTAGGCGGTTCGGGTAACGGTGGAGCTACGTGGCAGTATTCTACTACTGACGCTACTTCTGCTGTAACGGCTGATACTAACTACTTTGCTGACGCTAAAGATGAATTAGCGGCTGGTGATGCAGTAATTATTATCGGTTCAACTGGTACTACTCCTACCGGGCGTATTTCATACGTTGAGTCAAACAACGGCACTACTGTTGTTATGGCTGCTGGTGTAGTTATCACTGCGTAAAACTGAATGGGGGGCGTTGCCCCCCTTTCTTTCAAAAGGTAAATCATGGCCGCTAAGATTAATTTAATTTCTAATGCTCTTATTCTCATAGGTGATTTGCCAATTACATCGTTGGTAGGTGATACGCGAGCGCAAGTAGTTGCAAGTAACCTATACGACAACATAGTGCAAAATGAGTTGACAAAGTACCGTTGGGGTTTTGCTAGAAAAAAAGCACAGCTTGCTAAGATCAACGGCGCTCCTGTAGGTACGGAGTACAGCACACAGTACCAGTTGCCTTCTAATTTACTAACGTTGATTAAGCTTAATCCAAGCGTTCCATATCAAATTTATGGTGATCGCGTGTACTGCAACTATAGTGGCGATTTATTCTGCGATTACATCTATAACGTATCTGAGGCTGATTGGCCTGTATACTTTTCTAAGATGATTGAGTATGCCTTAGCGATGGACTTTGCTCCATCTATCCGGGACAGCGCAGCATCTATGGAAACGTTATCTGCGGCGTATGTAAATGCTAGTAGGATGGCAAGGTACACAGATGCTCAACAGCACCCAGTAACGCCTATTCAGGATCGCCCATTTGTTAATGTGAGGTTCTGATGGCTAAGAGTCATTTCCTTCAAAACAGCTTTGTAAGCGGTGAGCTATCGCCTATTGTAAAAGGACGCACAGATCTCGATCAATACTATCAGGGTTTAGAGACTGCTGAGAATGTAGTAACTGTACCGCAGGGTGGTGTTAAAAGACGGCCTGGGTTTGAAAATATTACAATTCCAATAGATACTGGATTTAGAAGAGCTACAACCCCGACTATGCCTAATGGCGGCACAGGGACTCTGATAAATGATGGTAGCACTATAACAAATACAACTACCACTACAAATGTTGGAACTATAAGTGATTATATAATTGCTCAGTACGATTTAGGTTCTCAGCAAAGCGTAGGCTTTATTGATGTGCTTGGCATAAAATCTACTACATCTGCGGAGTTCGATAATCTAAAAATTGAATGGTCTGCAAACGGTTCGTCTTGGCAAGAGCTTCCTACTGATTTTTTTAGAGTTATGCCATATGAGCAGGATTTACGAATATATTATGATGAGAGTGTAGAACCGCAATATGTTCGATTAAAATTAGACGGAGCTAATAATGCGGGTACTGCTAGAATTCAGCTTTCTGAATTTAATCTAAGAGCAGCAGACAATGCCCCAAATGAAACCTTTCAAATACACGCATTTGAAATAGGCGTGAACGAAAGTTATTTGCTTTTATTCACTAGGGAAAATTGCCGCATTTATAGAATAGATGAAACGTCTACAACGTTTATTCAAGATTTATATACAGGTAATGCTATAGGATTTGGAACGCCAAAGAGTGTTGCAGTAAATGAAAACGTTGCGCTCTTATTTAATCCAGACTCTCCGGTGGGTAGAATTGTATTTAATGGAGAGCTAGGAAGTGCAGCGCCAGCACCGTTTCAAATTGATAACCCAACATTCTTAAATATACCCCAGTATGATTACAATGATAATCTTAGCCCTACGCCGTCTGATGAGGTGCAAGTATTGACGTTGACGCATGGCAGTGGGCATAACTGGGAAGTTGGCGATAGATTTCAGTTTGATATTGAGGGCGTATTAAGCAAAAACGTTACATTTGCTGGTGACAGTACCGCAGATGAGCAATCATCTACAGTGGCTAACATTCAAAGAAATTTACAGGAAATGCCTATCTTTGGAGATACGGGTGTTGCAGTAGCAAGGACGGGCACTAGGCAGTACACAATAACAATTTCTGGAGAGTCTACCAAAGCATTTGAATTGTTTTCTGGATTTGCTACGCTCGGAGATGGCGACAATACAGTTGTCTTTACAAAAACATCTACCGGGTCACCAAGATCAGAAGATCTGTGGAGTACTAATAGAGGCTATCCTAAAAGCGGTTTATTTACAGGAGGTAGGCTATGGCTTGGAGGCACAAAGTCTAAGCCGCAAAGCATATTGGCATCAAAAGCAGGATCGTTTTTAGACTTTCTCGTTAAGGAAGGTGCAGACGATGAAGGTATATTCGTAACCATTAATGGTAAAAATAGCGAAATTATTACCATTAGCGGCGACCGTGGGGTACAAGTTTTCACGCAAGGTTCTGAATACCAAGTTGAAGGAAATACACCGAGCGACATATCTATAGTTGAGCAAACGCAATATGGAACGCGCAAAACGGCAGCAAATTCGATTGTTTCTCTTGATGGCGCAACTATGTTTCTAGATCGCAATGGGCGCAGTTTACGCCAATATTTGTACAGCTTTAATGAAGATGCATATCGCAGTGTTGATATGTCAGTACTCGCGTCACATTTAATTAATGATCCGCAAGATATTGCTGTTGCAACGTCTACAACATCTGAAGACGCTAGTTATGTATTCATAGTCAATGCAGACGGAACGGGTGTATTGTTAAACACGTTGCGAGAGCAGGACATTATTGGATTTACCAAGGTAACACAATTTGCGCCAGACGATGATGTAATTCGTTTCTATAGATGTGCAACTGTAAACAATCGAATAATTACAATATCGAGAATAAAGCAGCACGTTTTTTCTGTTGATGTTATGAATCAAACAAATCTATTAGATCATGGCAAAAGAGTGTCGCCACCGTTTCCATTGGCTATTACTGGATTTGAGGCGTTAGCAGGTGAAACAGTACAGTTAGTGTTTGGTTCTACTATTCTACCAGAGCGCGTAGTGACATCTGGAGGACAAGTGTTTCTTTCTAGCACTGAACAGCAGTTAACTGGCGCTGATCTCCACATAGGATTTAATTTTATTCCCAAAATAAAGCCAATGCCTATCAACAGTCGGGCAGCAAATAGTTCGCAAAATGTATTAAGGCAAAAGCGTATTAACAGGATGAATATGCGTGTTTATGAATCAGGTGGTATAACTATAGATGGGAATCTAGTTGGCATTAGATCATTTGGAGACGCTAGTAACAGCCCGTTGAACCCGGCTACGCTTGCCCCGGTAACAGGGATTATTGAAGATAACAACGGCGGTAACGGTTGGGACAGAGAAGTTGCACCAGTTATAACACAAACACTACCAGCGCCATTACATATACAGGCTATTAGCTATGAGGTAAGCTCTTCATGAATCAGGTAGCTGTACAAGATGCGATTTACGAATTGCAGAACGTGATGATGAAAGGAGACACAATAGACTTAGAGGTTAGGCATCATTTCAGTGATGGCCTGTATGCTAGGGAATTGTTTATCCCGGCGGGTGTATGTTTGGTAGGAGCGCTACACAAGACTACGCACCTGTACACTGTCGTTAAAGGCAAGTGCAGAGTATCTAGCCAGTACGGCAACATGGAAATTATTGCGCCATTTATGGGCGAAACTATTCCAGGTACAAAGCGTGTAATATACGCTGAAACAGATTGTGTGTGGATTACTTATCATCCAACTGAACTAACTGATATTGAAGAAATAGAAAAGGCTCTGCTTGAGCCAGAGGATATTTAAATGGCATTTTATGTTGTTGCAGCCATAGCCGCTAGTACTGCTGTGAGCGCATACGGGCAAATAGAAGCTGGTAAAGCGCAGGAAGATGCAGCTAAAAGAGAAGCTGAACTGCAAAAAATGGAAGCGCAATCACAAGAGTTGCAACGCAGACAAGAACTTAATAGGCGATTAGCCGCCCAGACTGTGGCATTGTCGCAAGAACAGTTCGGCACTGAAGGCACACCTGAAGCTATAGCACTAGAAAGTGCAGAGCAAATTGGATTAAGTGAACAAGTTGTTGGGCTGTCAGAAACATTGAGGCGCAGACAGCTTAGACAGCAGGGCAAAGTCGCCGCTAGTATGGGTAAGATAGGTGCGGCAACGTCACTATTAAAAGGCGGCACACAAGCGGCAATGTATTTGGAAACTTAGGTGAATTAAATGGCTAGAGAACCCATAAAATTTTATGGACAGTTTCGTACACCGGGTGTAGATACATCGGCGGGTAAACGACTTGAGGCGCTTGCTGGATTAGCAGGTGATGTGGGTGATATTGCCGCAGGGATAGGTGAGCAAAAAGCGCGTCAAAGGGGTGCTGAAAAAGGTATGGCTGCAGGAATGGAAGCGGCAAAAACAGGACAGATAGAAAAGAAAAGCACTTGGAGCTATGGAGGCGCGGCATACAACCAAGCGGCGCAAACTGCATATCAAGCCGGGATTACAGCCGATATTAAAAATATGGTTGCTGACTCGCAAATGGAGTTTAAAGACGATGCCGCTGGTTTTAAGCA